TAAATGGTTACCCCCACAATTAGGACATTTAGAACCATGAACTTTTTCACCATCTTTTATATATCTTTTTATAACTCTTATAACACCATTTTTCCAAGTATTTAAATTTTCATCATGTAAATTCAATGTGTTAATTAGTTCATAAACATAAACTAATGGCATTCCATGCCTTAATACACCTGAAATTAATTTTGCGTAATTCCAATAATCAGGATGAAATTTATGTGATAATCCTGTGGCTATTTGTTTTTTTCCATCTTGATCAACATATTCTATGTCATATCTTTTTCTTTTTTCACCATTATCATCAAAAACATTTTTAACAATTTCACATTCTTTTAAGTAAGATGGTAAATTACTTAAACCATTAGCATATCTACCAGTAAAAATTTCATATGGTCTACCTTTCCAAACACCAACAACTGCTATCCATTTTTCCGAATCATTTTGAAATCTGTGTATTTCTCCTTTTAATCTCTTTGGCCTTTTTGGCGCATTATGTTCTTTAAATGAATTTTCTCCATCTATTTCTTTTTTCTTAGTTTCAGTAATTAGCACGCCATCTCGTGATCCATCTCGATATACTGTCACTCCTTTACAACCAACTTCCCATGCTGTTTGGTAAACTTTACTTACCATTTCTTCACTAATATCTTTAGGTAAATTAACTGTGACAGATATGGAGTGATCTACATTAGATTGTAATAAACCCTGCATTTCAACTTTTTTTACCCAGTTAACATCATTTGATGTCGATTTATAATATGGTGATTTTTTTATAATTTCATTAATTTCATCTTTAGTTAATAATTTAACTTTTTCTATATCATATTTTTCTATTTTTAACCATTCTAAAAATTTATGATGAAAAACTAAATATTCTGTCCATGAAATACCATCGATATCTACAAAATCAACTCTAACATTATTTTCTTGTGGGTTTATCTTTCTCCTACGAGTATAAAAAGGTGAAAATAATGGTTCACAACCACTAGTTGTTTGTGTTAATATACTAACACTTCCTGTTGGTGCTATTGTTAATAACGCAATATTTCTTCTGCCATGTTTTATCATTAACTCATATAATTCAGGATCTTCATTTTTTATTCGGAGAATAAATGGATTATTTTCTTCTTTTTTATAATCATATATTGGAAATGACCCTCTTTCTATTGACATTTCCACAGATGAACGATATGCTTCAAGTTTTAACCCCTTTTGTAAATTTTCAATAAATAAGTTAGCATTATCTGTACCATATTGTAATCCTAATGATGCTAGCATATCACCTAAACCTGTTATACCTAAACCTGTTCTACGACCTTGTATTGTTTTGTGTAATATATTCTCCCATAAATTCAATTCATACAATTTAATAAATTCATCTTCAGGATCAGATTTTATTTTGTTAATAATAATTTTTAATTTTTCAATTTCTAAATCAACAATATCATCCATGTATCTCATTGCTTTTCTAACATCAGATTTAAATAATTCTATATTAAATTTAGCATTAATAGTAAATGGATCTATAACATAGCCATATAAATTTAATGATAATAATCTACAACTATCATAAGAACAAAGTGGTATTTCGCCACAAGGATTTGTACTAACAGTCTCAAAACCAAACTCTTTATAACAATCTGGTATAGATTCATTTTTTATTCTATCCCAAAATAATATACCAGGTTCTGCCGATTTCCATGCGTTATGTATAATTTTTTTCCATAAATTCGATGGATTAACTTCTTTTATTACTTTTGGTTCTAAACTATTTATTAAACTATTTATAGGGTATTTTTGAATAAATGGTGTGTTGTTAATTACTGAATTCATAAATTCATCATTTATTTTAACTGAAATATTAGCACCTGTGACTTTACCTTCAGTTAATTTTGCATCAATAAATTTTTCAGAATCTGGATGTTTAATATCTATACTTAACATTAATGCCCCACGTCTTCCATCTTGTGCAACTTCTTTTGTTGTATTTGAATACCTTTCCATAAATGGTACCACGCCTGTACTAGTAATTGCAGAATTTTTTACAGGACTACCTGATGGTCTTAAAAAAGATAAATCAACACCAACACCACCTCTACGTTTTTCTAATTGTGCAATTTCTTGATCTAATTTACAGATTCCACCATAACTATCTGATTCATTTTCGTTACCAATAACATAACAATTAGATAATGATACTATTTGTAAATCATTACCTATACCTGACATTGGTGAACCCCCAGGTATTATTCTATTAAAATTTTTTAAACTATCATAAATTTCCTCTTCACTTAAAGGGTTTGGATATTTATTTTCAATTCTAGCAAACTCTTTTGAAATTCTTTTATGCATATCATCTGGCGATAATTCATAATAATTTTTTTCATCCTTTAAACAATATTTCTTCATCCAAACATCAGCGGCCAGTTGATCCCCATTAAAATATTCAATTGATGTTTTTTTCACATCATTTTCATTATATATCTTCATATCTTTATTTATTTTTATTATTAAATATATAGAAAAAAAGTTATAATATCATTAATTTTTTCTATAACATTATAACTTTTTTCTATATTAATTTTCTTTACCACCCAGTAAAATTTCTGCGGATGTGGTGATAGCATTATTTTTAAACTGTTGACTATTTAAGTAAACCTCTTTTATTCTATTAGCCTTTTTTTGAATAATTTCTTCTTTATGTCCTAACATTGTATTTTGTGATTCAGTATCTATAATAATTAATTTATTATCAAATTTACAATTACTAAACACAACACCATCATCACCAATACGAGATTTTAATAATGTAATCGTTGCTAATTTTTCTTCTTTTTGTGCCATTGTTTTACCAACAGAAACAATTATATGACCTATTTGTGCCTTTTTAATATTACCGCCCATTTGATCTGTTGTAACTACCTCAGTGTCAATACTACTACGTCCACCTTGGGTGGCAACCCAAATACCAATGTTAAATTCTGAAGCCATAGATTCAATACCTCTCATTATTTGACCCTCACCTTTCCACTCTTCATCACCATTATTTTTATCATTAGTTATACAATCAACATAATCAATAATAACTAAATCTAAATCGTGTCCCTCACTAATATATTTTCGTATTTTGGTTTTTATATCAGATAATGTTGTACCATAACTTGGTAATTTCATTAACTTTAAAGTTCCACTGTTTTCAGATTCAATATCTTTTACAGCCGAAACTATTTGTTCAACATAATCGGGTTGATCATCTGGCGCAATACCTGTCCATATTGTATAATGTTTTTTTAATATCTGATTAATATTGTCCTCAAAAAATATTTGTAATACATTTGCACCACCATTATAACTACTATTACCAAATTTTGTTAATATGGTTGTGTTATGTGTTAAAACATAATCTCTAGTTACATATAACTCATCGTCATTACTTACTTTTATACACAAGGCATCTTCATCATGTGTATATGTTATATTTTTAATATATTTTTGAAAAATATATTTGACACGTTTTTTATATCTTTCTAATTTACGTTTTAATCTTGATGGTATAACATCATTCGAAAATGATATGGTTATAGTATAACTTTTTTGACATATGACATTTTCGCCATTTTTTTTATATGATGGTATTTTTGTTGTTATTCTCGCCGTTCCACCTAATGATAATACTAATTCTCTAAAATCTTTAGATAACTCCTCAGAGACAGTTGAATACTGTATTAAACCATATTTATTAACATAACCATCGGTATCTATTAAACCCTGTAATAAAGAAATACGTGTTTCAACATTATTATATAAATAATCTTTTGGTATAAATTTATTATTAGATTTCATATTTAATAAACCATAACATTTTAATTGTTCATTAATAGTACTTTTAAATTTTATGACTTTTATAAATTTATTGTTTTCTTTTTCATATTTATTAAAGGATGTGTGTAAATTTAAGTGTTCAATATTGTTAAATATTTCATCTTCTACTGTACTTATACTAACATAATTACTATCCAAATATCCATCACCAAGTAATAAACCTAATAAGTATGGATCTATTATGACATCTTTTTTATTAAATTCAACAGGTTCGATTATTGGTAATCTGTAATTATATCTACCGCGTTTTTTAATCTCTGGTATCATGTCACAAGTTCTCATTGTTTTAAAACCATTATTAGGTGTAGATACAATTAAGCCTTTTCTTCTGGTTCTAGAGGTTCTCATGTTTAACGTATTTACTTTCCATAAATGTTCATAACCACAATTTACATAAGTACCATCAGTAAATTCTACTTTATAAATAGGTTTTAAACCTTGTGGATAGACACCAATAACTTTTTGTGGTAAACCATTAGATCCGATAACTAAATCATTAACCTTTAATGTACCATTTTCCACCCAACCATTGGGTGTTAGAACTGGCTCACTAATAGGTAGTTCTTTACCAACCCCTGTCGGAGCAAGCACAACACCTAATTCACCTCTACCTAAACCACCTTTTAATAATTCATCAATACCTTTAACGCCAGTCGGAAATGTTTGCCTATAATTTTTTTCTAATGCTTTTTCTGGATTTTCTAATGCATCTACAATCTCATCATTAGTTATACCAACTTGCATTGCATTCTGAATAATTTTTTCAATTTCAACATATTCTTCAAATTTTCCATTATTCATTATACCTTCCACTTTCTTTAAAGCTTCTTTTAATGTCTGTTGTTTACAGAAATTTATTGCTTGATCTTTAGTATGTTGTATATCATTAGATATATGATCCTTTATTAAATTTAAAGTATCAATATACATTTTAGTGGTTGTGGCGTTTTTAATGTTTTCTGATAATATTCTTTGTTCAATTGTATCATAACTTGGTATTTTATTATATATACCAAAAAATTCCTGAACATGGGAAAATAAAACTCTAAAAGAACCATTCTCAAAATAACTAAATTTTGCTATTTCAATAAAATTTTCACCAAATTTTTTATCTTCTATTATTGCTTTTAACAAAGACATTTGGAACTTTGGCCCCAAATGTCCGAAAAACCCTAAATCTTTTTGTTCTGACATATTTTTATTTTAAATCATAATTTAAATATTTTTTATCTAAATCCCTAGCCGATAAGACTGTCGCCACATCATACAATATTCTTCTAATTCTAGGTCTTAAATCACAATATCTTGCTTTTGGGTGATAGACATGTGCTGGAAATATTCTATTTATAAATACTTCATTATTCTTTTTTAGATCAAGTTTGAAATATTCTTCTTTTATTGAATTATCAATGTTAATTTCCTTACTATCAGTTACATAATGATAATTATCTGACATATATTCTAAATTTTTTATTTTCAAAATATCTTGTATTTCATTGCATACGTCTGTTATCCAATAATATAAATTTAAAGATTTTTTTGATCTTGGATTATAATTATAGACATCAAAATATCTTTGAATAATAATATTTTCACCCATTGTTAATATAAACTCGAATACTGTTGGATCTTGATTTGTTCTCATAATATTTTATTTTTTGTTAAATTTTTTTAAATTTATTTTTTTATTTTTTTCTTTTCTTGTTAATCTTAAAAATGGGTTAAGGAATTTTATCCAAGCATCATCAGATTTTGGTAATAATTGAAATAATCCATCTTCCATCATCATTTTCATCGTATTTTTATACGATCTACCATCAGGATCTATCGTATCTGAAATTAAAGATACTATATCATCCCTTGCTTCATCTGTTAAATATGGGATATCTAAACTAACAATTTCATTATTTATGGTATAAAATTCTTCACCTAATACACCATATTTAGTTAAACCACTTAACATATTTTGAATAACTTTATTATTTTTATCTTGTTCGAAAATAAAGTTAGTCTTGTTTCTAATATAATCTAATGTAAGTTTTTGTGATACTATTTCGGGACATAAAGAAATTAGTCTTTTAATTCCTAAATTTTTTATACCCGAAATATTATCAGAGGGGTCCCCACATAACATTTTAACTAATTTTACATTTTCTATTAAAACGTTTTCATGATTATAAATAAATAAATCTTTCGGTTTATATAATTTACGATGTGAAGGGTTATATAGTTGAGTTTGATCCGAAACTAATTGTGTTAAGTCACCATCAGAAGAATAAATTATTTTTTTCTCATTTGGTGAATTTTGAACATAATATGCAATACAATCATCAGTTTCACAATATTTATATTCACCTTGACGAACAAAAATTTCTTCTAAATATTTTTTAACTCTGTTTTTTTGGTAGTTATAAGATTCTAATTCTTCTTCTGATTTGAACCTGGTTTTTCTACCTTCTTTATATAAATGATATATTTTTTTTCTACTAATTGTGTTTTCTTCTCCATCCCAAAAAACAACAATTTTATCTAAATTAAAATTATCAAAAGTTCTTCTTATAACATCTAAAAAATGATAAATTCCACCAATGTGTTTTCCTTTATAGAAATAATTTTTAACACCATAGATACCTATAGTTAGAACATTATCACCATCTACGAGTAATGTACTCATTATTTTTTTTGTTTATACGTTAAACATTTTTTTACTAAACTCTTAATATAAATATACAAAATTTAATTGTTATTAACAAATAATTTTATTACTTTTTTATTCATCGCCATCAATTTCCATAGTTGATTCTACAATAGTAAAATCACCGTCCCCGCCAAGAATATTGTTCCAATAATCTGAATATTCTTTTTTATATTTATCTAATGATTCTTTAGTATCACTTATAAATCCTTGGGGTACAGCAACTATTTTACCATCTTTATATGCAATACCATTAACATGATTTTTTAATATAGAAACTTTAGTTCTAATAGCGTAAGATATTTTTCTACCGTTTTTAGTTGCATCAATATGTGAAATTCCTGCCTTTTTTTGATTACCAAAAAGAAAAACTACGGAAGATGCTAGCCAAATAGCATTTCCACCCTTAGCCATTATCTCAGGCTGAGCGTATGGGTTGTCTGGTGGAAGTACCCAAGGTTGGTTCGTAACAATTAAAGTGTTATAATATGGTAAATCATCTTTTTTTGATTTAGATATACGTGAATGTAAACCCATACCTATTTTATCAGATAAAACCCTACTATTATGCATTGCACCTCCAGCACCATCAAATGTCATTTTACAAGGTATCGACCCAATCGAGTCCCATAAAAAACATAATGAATATGGGATATTACCCTTTTCTTGTTCATTTAATACATCATTAATGAAATCTGTTGCTTGTTCAATATAATCAAACGAATCGTTAAAAATAAAATCGCCATCATATTCTCCATTACTGTTTTTTTCTGCTTTTAAACCCAATTCAATAGCATGGTTCCAATCCCATTTTTTTTCTGTAATAATGAAAACAGGTAAATGACCTTTCTTTTGTGCATCAACAGCAGCTAAAATTAATGCTGTTGTTTTACCTGCATTACTATGCCCAAGTAACATATTAATACCGCCCATAACTGGCCCAGGTAAACCGCAAGCATTTAAAAATGCTTCACCACAATAATAGAAGTTAGTTTCTTTATATTTTGTTTTAGTGGAAAATTTTTCTTTAAAATCAAATTCTTTTTTCTTTAAAGCCATAATATTTTAATTTAAGTTATTACATATTAAAATAATACCACGAATTTTGCACGATTGTATCTCATTAACAATAACAGCAAAATTCGTGAAATTATTATTTATTAGAATGGTAATTCATCAGATACTTCTGCATCTGATTGTGGATCAACTGTTACTGCAGTAGAACTATCTAAATTATTCATTACTACTTCACCTGATGATTTCCATTTTTTATTTTCAATATCCCATTGTGGAACTTCACCTTTTGCAACGATTTCAAGATATTCTTCAGATTTTTTAGAATATACATCTTCCCATGTTAATTCATCATCAATCCAAGATTGAGCAATATTTTTATCTTTATGTAAAGGTTCTTTATCTTCAGGAATAACAGTACTAACAATAGTATATTCTTTACCATTATTAGCTTTATCTAAAGCTAATGATAAAATTAAATCACGACCATTTTCAGGATCTGCTATCCAACCTTTATTTGAAAAAATTGGTAAAATTTTATCATAAATACCTGCGTTTTTAAAGTTATGTTTAAATCTCCAAAATTTAACTCCATCTTCTTCGTTTTCTCTGTCTATCACTTTTACAATATAGAATTTACGAGAACGATATGTTTTAGCTAATTCTTTATCTTCATCAACACCTGTAGCTAATAAACTATCTCTAACTTCATTTAAAGGTGAACGTTTACCTTCTTGTGCTGGGTCATATAATTTAACCCATTGTCCATCTACTTGTATTTCATGAAAATATACTTCAACAAATGGGGATGTACCATCTTTTGTTGGCAAAATACGTATACGTTTATTTGCATTTTTAACTCCTTTTGGTAGGAGTGTAGTAAAATATTTTTTCAATCTTTCTTCTTGTGAAACATTGTTCTTACTGTTGCTGCTTGCAGCTTGTTTGTTTTTTTCAAATTGTGCCAATACGGCTTCTAAACCATTTTTCATACTTTTAATTTTTTTGTTAATATTATATTTAATTATAATACAAATATACAAAAAAAAAGTTAAAAAAAAAATAAAACCCCGAATTATTTCGAGGTTTTTTCATTAATAATTTGTTTGATATTCATCTTCTTCGTCATCTTCTTCAGGATTAAATGTTTTTGTTATATCATTTTTTGAATAATTTTCTATATCATTTTTAGTTAAAATATATTCATTTTTCCCTGATTGTTTCATTTGTTGTAATTTTTCATCAAAAAACTCTTGTGGGTTTTTATTAAATGGATAAGAATCAAGAGATCTCATTTCAAGTTTTTCTTCTGGAGATTTTGGTTTAGAATTTTTAACCTCAACTTCAAGATTATCAATTTTACTGATTAATTCATCCATACTATTTAGTTTAGTCTCTAAATCCGTTAATTTTGAAAAAATATCATCCATTTTTTGTGTAACGCCACTATCATCTTGTTTTGATTCTAAATCTTTTTTTATACTTTTAGTCATATTAACCAAATCAGTAATATCAATTTCTTCAGTGGTATCATCCGCTTCAGGTTCACCTAAAGTGTCAGCGGGTAATTCTGGAGAATCTTCGGCTGTTGTTCCTGACATATCTGCAGTGGGTAGCGTACCTCCACCCATATCTGTCGGTAATTCAGAACCTTCCAATGGAGGTGTTTCACCTGGCGTTGGCGGTAAATTTCCTGGCTGCGCTGTTGGATCTTGTAAAGGGTCTGTTGAATTTTGCTCTAAAACCAAATTTCTTTGGTATTTATTAATATCGTTATAACGACTTAATTCTTCTGTTAATGTTAATTTTCTTTTCATATTATTAATCCATTATTAATTGTCTACCATCTTCGATGATATATGTTTTATTTACTCTTTCTACAATACCGTCTTTGGTTTTTAATTTATAACATTCTCCAGTTTGTAAATCACAAATTTCTTCTGTTGTTGAGTCTAACCTTGTTTTATTTAATCTATTAGATAAAAAACTATCTAAACTTTTATTAATATTATCTTCCATATTCTTCTAATTGTTGTATTATATTATTATGTTCTTGTCCTAAACTATTTTTCATTGATTTTGTTAAATTATTATATATTTCTTCGCCAAATCGTTCTCTTATTTGGTTTTCAGATCTTAAATCAATAAATTCACCTCTGACCATAAAACCTAAAACATTTTTTAAATTTATATTTCTCCACGCCGATTTAGCCGCAAGTTCTTTAGCTTCGTCCTCATCAAAATTTCTATTTTTTAATTCTTTTAACGTTTTAATATATAAATTTATATCTATAACCCTTTTAATATCATTATTTTCTTGAAAATTTTTTTGTAATTCTGATTTTGGCTTATCGCTTGGTTTATATGATTTTAAATATTTTCTTACTGACATAAACCTAACTGTATTATCTTTTTTAACAAAAGCAACACTAACTGTAATATTTTTATCAATAGTGTCACGTAATTTTTGCATATCATCATCATTTTTAAATCTATTAAAATCAAATTCATCAATTGATAATTGGCATTCATTTAATATTCTTTTAATAACGGTGGTGAATTGTAATTCAGTTAATCTAATAATTTTTTTCATAATTATAAATATCTATTAATTAAAAAAAAATCAAATATAATTAATTAAAATTAAAATATATGACATCATTATCTTTAATTCCTAATTCTTTCATTAAAGATTTAGATAAGCCTATGCCATATCCACCCATAGTTAAAGATGGACCGTGATGAATTGGCCCCTCATATTTATTTTGTCCTTGATTAATATTAGTATTAAGTGTAACTTTTTTTCCCGTTCTTGGACTATAAAAATTAGTACTTTTTAAATTTGGTAATAGATTGTTCGGATTAATATTAAATCTGGCACAATAAAACTTTTGATTACTTTCTTTCATTTGTCCCCATGTGATATTTTCATAATCATCAATTCTAGACACTATACTCATAACTATTGAATCTTCTATATTATATTTTTCCCCACCCATTGTGACAGCAATGCCTCTTAACCATGATTCATTTTTAATTTTTATTTTTTGAATAAATTTATCGTTATTGTATCCATTATATGGTATTCCCTGTTCAGTTATACCCGCAGATTTAACTAAATTTACTAATTCACCATTATTTACTTCACCATTAACTGTTATACCACTAGTGTCATAATAATATGTTCCTAAATCAGTTAAAATTTCTTTTTCTGTTGATAATGGGTTATTTTCCTTTGATTTAACCTTATTTGTCGCTTTCCTTAACATTTTATCAAATAAAGAACGATAACTTGCCATAAACGAATCTTTTGGGTCTGGCAACGATTGTATTGGTATTCTTGATCCTTTAAAATTAGTTTGAATTCCATCTAAACTTATTCGATGTGAAACCTCACTTATCCAATATGTCCCTCTAAACATTGGAACATTTTTTAAGTAGAAAAACATTGTAGGTTGAATCATCATGTTTCCCATTGAGGTAATATTACATTGATATGATGCCTGTCGATAATAATCAAATAAACCAACATCAACTTGTGCGGTTTGTGAACCTGCAGCACTATTACCAAGTCTTTCTGTTACTTCAAAAGATTCTGATGTGTTTCTTATTGTTGATTGATCAACATCAAAAGATTTAAACATATTTTGATTTTGATCCCCAAAATTAACTTCAAAAACAATTGCCCTATTAGATTTGGAATAATCTATATTTCTAAAAACATCAGGAGCTATAACAATAGGATTATTGTTTGGATTGCTAGCATCAAATCCATCACCTTTAAATTTACTGTTTTTGTCTATATCAGATAATTCTAAATGTTTTGATGATGGCCCAAAATATTGTAATATAATTTTAGGTGTTGAATCTTCAACATCAACTTCTAAAAATGTACCGAAAATATTTTTTGCAACATTTTTAGATGGTTTAAAATTTTTATTACCTCTAATACCGTACCAATTAACATATGCAGGTAACGATCTCATATCAAATCCGCTATTGTCTAACAATAAAACTAATGTGGTATATAAATTTAAATTATGATTTTTACTATTAGCTATTGGTATTAATTTTGACATATCAATATATACTTGATCGCCAATATCTTTATTTGCTTTATCTAAAAATAATATTTCTTCTAAAATTGTTTTTTGTCCTATAGAATTTCCTGCAACCCACTTATCATTAAATGATTTAAAATAATTATATAACTCTAATTTTAATACTTCATCATTATGTGAACGTTTAATATTTAATGTTTGATTAGAATTTGTTAATTTTTTTGTACTAATTTTTGTTATTAAAGTATTTAAAAATAATAATAATCTATCGTTTATTTTTAAATACTCAAACGATTTACCTTTTTCATCTTTAACATATAGACTATTATTTTTAGTTATATTATTTTTTACGTATGTTTTAAAATCAATAGTTATGTCACTATTTTTATAACCCGCATAAATAAACAATAACGGTCTAAACAATTTTATATTTTCTTCTGTTAATGATATATTAAAATCGTTAAAAAATGATTGATAATAATTTGTTCCATTATCAATATAATCACCTACATATAATTTTATAAGTTTTATTGTGTCATCATTTAATTGCTCAGGTTTATAAACGCCAAAATCAGTGATAATTTCACTTTCTTTAGTAAAACTACCAATAATAAAATCATTTATTTCTCTTGGATTTAATAACGTTAAATCAATTAAATTATCATTTGATATAATATCTTTAGTGATTTCATTCAATTTTGAATTTTGTCTTTCAATAATACTTTTTATTAAACCAGACAAATTAACTTCTTCCAAATCGTTTTTTTGTACTGTGGTTATTTCTTGTAATAATTTTTGAAAATTATTAAATTTAACATTTAAAGTACTATATTCTATTTCAGTATTTATATATTCTGTAGAAAATTCGATAAATAATTGTTCAAAAACATCTAAAATATCTGATTTAAACATTGATATTAAATCAACTACTTTTTTATAATTTTGAGATAATGTATATACAGTACTACCAGTATTATTAAAGTATTCATTATAAATTGGAAATGTGAAACCAGTAAAAGTATTTGCAACATTATTGTTTTCGTTATTTTTATCCCAAATAATTCTTAAATTATTTTGAATTTCAGTATCAAAAGAATTACCTGAAATTGTTTTATAACCATTTGATGGTAATAATGTATATGTTTTATTAGTCGTGTTATTTTTACTATTATCTATAAATGAAGTATAACTTTTTGTCGAGCTATTACTATTATTTACAACATAAGTTAAAATATTCTTATTGTTTACTGATATAGTATATCCAGTCGTGTAAACACTAGTAATATCATATGGTATAAAACCATTTACAATATTACTAAATATATTTTGATAATTTGGTAAAAAACCTATTATATTTTTATCATTAATATTTGAAACCCATGTCACACCTTCGGTGTTACCAGTATATTGTCTATTTAAATTAGTATCATAAAATAAATTTACATCTATTGGTTCAGTGACATTATCAATAATATCTACCCCCTCGGTTAAATATTTTTTATATCTATGATAAATTGACCCCCATTTAATAATTAAGTGGTAAGGTATTTTATGTGTTGAAGAAATTTCTCTTAAAAGTGTTGATAAAATAGTACCATTAGTGTCTTTATCAGATGTATATATTTTTTCATTAAAATCTAAAAATGGTAATGAATTTAACAATAGGTAAGCCGATCCAACATATTTACCAATACTTTTACCATTAGAGAAATCTTTAAATAACTGTTTATGAAAATAAGGTGTATTTAAAATATTAACTTCTCTACCATCAGGTAATAATAAATTGTTTGAAAATAAATTTTTAATATTACTACCTGTTTGTGTTTTGGTAAATTCATTATTAAATGATGGTTTTATCCACATTTTTGCTTCTATATCAGATGAAATAAAATTATTAATAGTATTAGTCGTTGTTAATATACTATTATTTAATTTCAAATCACTTTCTAATAATTTATTTTTATTTGAATATCCTAAATATGTTTTTGAATTAAATGGATAAATAGATAATCTATAAGTTTCTGGAATATAATTTTTTAAAAAATTATTAACAGATTTATATTCAGTTTTTTGCGTGTCATTTGTACTTTTAGTTACAGAAAAATCAGTTTCTACAATATTTTTAATATAATCAGTTGTTGGTAACTGGCTTTTAAAATATGGATATCTTTCGTATATTGATAACCCACCCATAGTATTTACTAAATTAAATATAAATGGATTATCTGCACCGTCATATTTACTATTTGTTATACTTCTTTTTAATAATGAAAATAAATCGTCATCATTAATTAATGAATTTTCAATATTTTCAAATTCAATATTTGCTAATTCATTTATAGAATTATTATCATAAGGTATAGTTGAAGTTGTATATTTAGCTCTTTCATAAATTTCATATACCAAAGAAGTTAAAGATTTGTTAATATACGGTGTAACCGATGATACATTACTAAAAAGGTTTATATTTTTTATAATTTGATTTCCACTTGTATTTTCAAAAATATAACTTACTGCATCAGGATCTAATTCTTTTTCTGTTAATGGATCACTTTTATATGTTGAAACTTGTAAATAATTTTCAACAAAATCAACTTCGGGCCATAAAAGACTATTGAATGATTTTAATTTATTTGATATATCAAAATCACCAGGATAAACTAAAACATTTATTTTACCATCTGCGGATTGTTTTTTAATTTCTGGCCATGGATATATATTATCATCTTTTGTTGGTGCGTCTGTATCAAAACTTGAAATGATTTTTTTTCTTTCGTTACCAACATCAAATGCTTTTTGATGTATATCTTTTAATAATCTTACATATGTATCTGCATTTGCACAAATCACCGCAACAATATTTCTAATTGTTGGCTCAAAACCAAATGAATTATTGTTTTTAATTTTACCACTAACAATATTATTCATTTCTTCTTCAATGACTTTTTCTATTGTTCTTCTTTTTTCAACAAACTCACGTTGTATATTATAAATTTCATCTAATAATCCATTGTTATTTGAATTATTTAAATTAACCATATTTACACACACAGAACCATTTATGGTGTCATAAAAAAGACCTATATTTGTTATTTTAGTTATTGATATGGTTTTCAATGATTTAGATACATTACTCTTTTCAAATTTTTTAGTATTTAGTGGCGATTTACCAAACGCCTTATTATTATTTAATTTATTAACATAACCCTCTAAAATACTTTTTAAACTGTTTTTATCACCATTTATTATATCTAATTTGTTTTTATGTTTTTCTGATAATTTATTCCAAGTTTTATTGTTTTTAGTTTCATATTCTGGCGATAAGTTTAGACTTTTCCACGATTCAACAGATTTACCTAAATCTGTTATTAATTTTTCATAACTATTAAGTTCTGATAACACTAATGGATCTATCACTTTTTCAAAAAGATCTTGTTCTAAAATTTTATCTAATCTACCAGCAGAAATAATAATTTCCCTCAATGTTTTAACTGGAAAATTTTTATCAATTAATCCTTTATTTTTATATTCGTTATAAACAGAAATTAATGTTTTATATCCTCGTGAACTTTTTTTGATTGTTTTAGTTTTTGTACCTGTTTTCTCGTTAAACCCTGATGTTTCCTCATTTTCAATTGCAAACATATATGGTGCGTTTAATATACCTTTTAATGGTATATCATTTAAATATGCATATGTTGACCCCACAAATTTAGTATTTATCTCATAATTACCATTTTGTGAATTAAATTTAGATTTAAAATCTATCAAGTGTAATCTATAACGAATTGCTTTACCATAATAACCTTTTACTGTTAAATAAAAAATAGGCCATGGTATATGAAAAAATGATTTATATGGCGAATTTTCAGGTGATTCAAATAATGTTTTACCTCTAACATCAGTAAATTTAATATTTACACTTGGAACTGCATTTATACCTGATACGTTAATATCAATATTATCAATACCAAATGATTGCCCAGAGTCATCAGAATAATTACCATTTTCCGACAAATATTTAGGCGTGTATGTTTCTGTCCAAGATGTGTCTAAATTCTTACCATTTTTATTATGTAAAACATTAAAAATACCTTTTGCTACTGATGATAATTTGTTTTGTTCGTTACCTAATATTAAACTTGAACGAGGAATTAAATCGGCTTCCAAATTAACATACATGATTAATTCTTCCTGATTTATACTTCTTTTACTTACTTTACCATCATTACTAATTACACTATTAGGATCAATATATATTAAATTATTTTGATCCGTTTTAATTAATATGTTTTCTTTATTATTTAAATTATTATTCATTTTATTCTCCGTAGTAGAAATTATATTCTTCTATCATTCTTTTATAATCTTGTAGTGATTCAACTAATGGATGTGGTATTCTTATCAATGCATTATCAGGTATATTTGATTCTAAACCCCCAAAGGTTGGATTAGCTAACATTATTAACCAACCAAATGTCGGTGAACTATAATAAGACTCCGATAATCTATCAAGTCTATCTTTATTAAGTTTATATTGATAATATTTATCTGTAGTTTTAATTGGTATTTCGACACCTGGAACTATTTTCATATTATCACTTATAGTAAAATATTGATACCTATTTAAATATTGTTGACTCATGGCTTATAATAATTTAATTTATCTTTTAATTTAACATTTTTTATAGAATTTATCAAAATTAATTCATTTGTTAATTCATTGGATAATTCTATTAAATCACTAACATTATAATTTAAATCTATATTAGTTTTTAATTTTGGTATTTTACTTGGTATAAATTCACTAAAAATTTTATTAACATTTTTAGACATTTCAATATTCATATTTTTTAATGTTTGATATTGATCGTTAATTTTTTTGAACATGTTTTCTATTTCATATGGTATAAATGATATTTTAGAATTAAATGTAAATTTTTTGTTTAATTCATTAATATGTTCTGGTTTTAATATATTTAAAATAATTTCTTTTAGTTCTATATCAGTAAAATCTCCAGTTTCAATAAATAAACTATTATCTAATGTGTTTTGAAATATCGGATACTTTTCATCTAAAAAATTAGTAATTAATGTTAAAATTTTAGGTATTTCACCTTCGCTAAAATTAGTTATATTTCGTCCAAAACCTTTTTTATTATTATCTAAATACCCATCAGAACTATTTTTTGATATAAAAGATATTTTATCTAATACGGATATTAAATTATTTCTATTTTTCTCTATTGTTTTAATACTATCATTATTAGTTAAATCATCACATAACAAATTTAATTTTTCAATAATAAATGGCTTAATGATTTCTTCAGAACATGTGTTTTTAGCTTCAGAAAAATTAACACCAAATAACTTCGTTAAATTACTATTTTTTATATTATTAATGGTTTTATTTTTGAATTTTTCAATAACTTGAAATTTATCATTAAATCTATTGTAATTACCTATTAATTGTTTTGCTGTACCGTTTACATCATAAATTTTATCTGTACGATATTTTTCAGATAATAATAATGATGATATTTTCGTTCCATAACTTTTAATTAATACTTCAAAACCATTTTTATTAGATGTTATATAATCTTCGTGTGTTTTATATAAATCTTTAATTATGTTATTATAACTAATTTTTTGATTAGTTAAATCCCCAATATATTTATATAAACTCGCATCATCTCCATTAGTTGAATTACTGTCTTTTGTTATTGTATTGGTTTTACTATAATTAAATAACAGACCTTCTAATACTTCTTTATTAAATTTAGTTCTATCTTCTGTTGCTGTTGCTCTATAATCGTAAATTTCAGTATTAGCATAAAAATTAGATGATAAAGCATTTTGTAATTCATTAACTGGTTTTTCCATACCTTGTCCGCCAAAAAGTGATAATTGTAAATTCACATCTGCAATCATTGGTTGAATTCCAATACCTTCGGGGTTTAAATCCCAAAGATTTTGGTCAAATGTTATTTGATAGTCTCTTATAATTGCTTTTGTATTATAAAAATC